AATGTAAGTTCTATTACTGATAATGGTACTGGATTCTATACAGTAAACTTTTCAACTGCTATGCCTGATGAAAATTATGCAGTTGCTGGAACTGCCCAACGACCTTCAGCTAACGCTGACAATATTATGATTGTTAATGGGAGTTCAACATACAACCAGCTTACTACTACCGCTGCTGTTATTAGAACTATGGATTCTGCAGCTACTGCTCAGGACTCAATTTATGTGGGCGTAACATTTTTCAGATAAGGACTTAATATGAATCAACGAATTATTTACCCTACTGATGATGGTGGAGTTGCTATCATTATTCCAGCTATATCTGTAGAACTAGCCATGAAGGATATTCCTGAAGGCAAGCCTTACAAGATTGTAGATGTATCAGACATTCCTACAGACAGAACTTTTAGAGATGCTTGGGAGTATCAAGAATGATTGTTATTAATATAGACAAAGCTAAAGTAATTACTAAAGACAGACTTCGTGCTGAGAGAACTCCTTTGTTGCAAGCTCAAGATGTAGCATTTCAAAGAGCTTTAGAGAGTGGTGCAGACACTACAGAGATTGTTGCTGAAAAGCAAAGACTAAGAGATATTACTCAGGTAGTTGATACAGCTACAACCTTAGAAGAATTAAAAGGTATTACACTATGAGTCTTAAACTAAATACTGCATCAGGCGGTTCAATAACCTTACAAGAAGCAGACACAGCTAGTAATTTAACGATTACTGTACCAGCTGTTACAGGGACTCTGATAACGACAGCATCTACTTTTGCTGGTACTGGTCCAGCTTTTAGCGTTACAAAATCAGCAAACCAATCAATTTCAGGCAGTACTTGGACTAAAGTAACTTTTGATACTGAAGGGTTTGACACAGCTAGTTTCTTTGATACATCTACAAGTCGTTTTACACCTCTTGTTGCTGGGTATTACCAAGTAAATGGTGCTGCATGGATGGGCGGTCAACCGCAGCAAAGGGTGTCAGTATATAAGAACGGAACTGAATATAAAACAGGACCTGTGACAGCAAACGGAGGTGGGTATATGAACTCATCTAACGTTGTATGTATTGTTTATTTAAATGGGTCAACTGACTATATTGAGCTTTATGTTTATCAAGCAGGTGGTTCGCAGACAATTGATAAAACCGCAACTGACACATATTTTCAAGGTGTATTAGTGAGGACAGCGTGATGCTTTACGACAAAATTATTTCTATTTACCCTGAACTTGCAGATTTTGACTTTGCAAACGGAGTAATCACACTACAAAACGATTCAGACGGCAATGGCGATTACATTGCTAAGTGGGAACACCCTACGCTAGCTAGACCTACAGAGGAGCAATTAGCATGACAGTTTCAATTAACGGGACTAGCGGACTAGCTAAAAGATTCAACGAAGCCTTTGAGTATAAAGAAGGTGCTTTGTATTGGAAGATTAATACTAATAAATCAAAGAAACTAACAGGTAAGAGAGCTGGTTGCTACTCGTCAGGTGCTTACGGTGTTGTTAATTTAGACGGTAAAAATTATAGTATCCACAAAGTTGTTTATTGTATGCACACAGGAGAGATGCCTGTAGTTGTAGACCATATTAATAGAATTAAGACAGACCACAGAATTGAAAACCTAAGAGCTGCTGACCACCACACTAACAACTACAACAAAGAAACACAAAAGAACAATAAACTAGGTGTTAAGAATGTTTGTTGGAATGAACAAAATAAAAAGTATTGGGTGCAAGTAAGAGCTAAAGGAAAAACAGTTGTGTCTAAAATGTTTGATAGCTTAGAGCTTGCTGAACTTGTAGCTACTGAGGCTCGTGATAAATTTCACGGTAAATTTGCTAACCACGGAGTATCTGTATGAGTGTGTCTATAAACGGAAGCGGAGCAATAACATTTAACGACAACACAACACAAGCCTCTGCACAAGTTGGAATGAAGAACAGATTAATTGATGCTGGTTTTATTATTAACCAGCGAGGCTATGCAAGCGGTACATCTTTGTCATCAGGAGCTTATGCTCACGACAGATGGAAAGCTGGTTCAAGTGGTTGTACCTATACCTTTACTCAAGGTTCTTTAGGTGTACCAATTACACTAACAATTACTGCTGGTTCTTTACAGCAGATTGTTGAAGGATGTAACATGGCTGAAGGCGGTACTTTTGTCTTATCTTGGACAGGTACTGCACAAGCTAAAATTAATGGCGGTAGCTATTCAGCTAGTCCTTTAGTTGTTACTGGTCTTACTGCTGGAGCAAACTGCACCGTTGAGTTTGGTACTGGAACAGTATCTCAACCACAACTAGAAAAAGGCTCTACTGCTACTAGCTTTGATTACAGACCTTATGGTACTGAGTTAGCTTTGTGTCAGAGGTATTACACAGTTCAAAAGACAGACACAACTAGCACATCTTTTGGTTTGGGAATGTCAATTTCTACAACTGCTTGTAGGGTAGTTATACCTTACCCTGTACAAATGAGAACTGTCCCTACTGGGGCTTACACAGGAACTATTTCAGTAAATGATGGTGCTCTTGTTGGAAATGTATCTTCATTATCTGCATCTTGGAACAACATAACAAATGGATTTATTCAGTTTACTAATGGTGCTATTACTGCTGCTGGTAGAGCGGTTCAAATTTATTCTGGCTCATCAGATGCAACCATTTCTTTTTCTGCGGAGTTATAAATGTACAAACTATGTTATGACTTGGTTTTAAATCAAACAGCAAATTGCGTAATTCGTTTAAGCGATGGTGCTTGCATCCCATTTGACCCCCAAAATACTGATTACCAAGAGTACCTAAAATGGGTAGCTGAAGGCAACGAACCATTACCAGCGGATGAATAAGCATGAGTGAAGAGAACGGAATAGACCTCTATAAGTATGGTAAACTAACAGCTCAAGTAGAGTCTATGGAAAAGAAGATAGACAAACTAGAGTCTAACATGGAAGAGTTACTAGAATTAGCCAATCGTAGCAAAGGTGGCTTCTGGATGGGGATGACCATTGCTTCTATTGTTGGAGGTGTTATTACCTTCATTACATCACATTGGGTAGTTAAATGAGAGAACTAACAATCTTTAAAAACATTACTGCAGGTGTAACCACTACTATTTATACAGTACCTAAAGGATGTAAAGCCATTGCTACATTATTGTTTCTTGCAAACAGTGGTGGAACAACTAAAACTATTTCTGCTGCAGTGCATGATGCTAGTACTGCTGCTACTGTTCCTATTGTAGGAGCTAAGTCACTTGGTGCTGGAGATGCTCTTCAGTTTAATCAAGGTCGGATGGTGATGGATGAGTTTGATTATATTACAGTCACATCCGAATCAGGTGCAACTATGAGTTGTATTTTCACTGTAGAAATATTACAAACAACATCTTATCAGCATGTCTCTTAAGGAGCAATAATGCCATTGAAAAAAGGTAAATCAGACAAAACAGTATCTTCTAACATCAGCATGATGGTTAAAGAAGGTAAACCACAAAAGCAAGCAGTAGCAATTGCACTGTCAAAGGCTGGTAAGTCTTTCCCTGTTAGGGGTAATCGTACAGCTACAAACATGAAAAAAAGCGGTCGTGGACGCTAAATAGTTGTTGACACAAACATAAAAATGTGGTAAACTTAGGGATATTATGCAATATATTCAACTTACTAATGCGGTGTTAAGACGACTCAGAGAGACAGAAGTCTCTTCTGTTAGCGACAACGCTTATTCTAAACTCATTGGTGACTTTGTCAATGACGCTAAACGCAATGTAGAAGATGCTTACAACTGGAACTCATTGTCAGACACATTGACAGCGGTGACAGCTAACGGTATCTTTAACTATGTTTTAGTGGGTTCAGGTCAACGCTTTAGAGTGATTGATGTATTGAACGACAGCTCTGATGTAGTTGTTAGAAATGCTTCTACTCGCTGGATGAACCAACAGTTCTTGTTAAACCCTACACAGGCTGGTACTCCACAGTATTATAACTTTAACGGTACTGACTCTAACGGTGACACACAGGTAGACTTGTTTCCTGTCCCTGATAGTGTCTACAATATCCGTTTCAATGTGATATTACCTCAACCGTTATTAGACTCTGATGCTGATACTCTATTAGTACCGTCTGAGCCTGTAATATTCTTAGCTTATGCTAAAGCCTTGGCAGAGCGTGGTGAAGACGGTGGTTTAGTCTCTAGCGAGGCTTATGGTTTATATAAAACATCTCTAGCAGATGCTATTGCCCTTGAATCTGGTCGTTACTTTGAAGAAGAGACTTGGAGTGCTACCTAAATGGCAGAACAATTAACAACTGGAACTATTGCAGCACCAGGCTTCTTTGGTCTTAATACTCAAGATTCCTCAGTACAGTTGTCTTCTGGCTTTGCACTAGAGGCTAATAACTGCGTAATCGACCGCTATGGTCGTGTTGGTGCTCGTAAGGGGTGGACTAAGGTCAACTCTACGGCAGCGTCTACAGGCTCATTTAGAGCCATCTATCAGGTGTTTAAAGATGATGGTAATGTTGTGTTGTCTGCAGCTAACAATAAGATTTATAGCGGTACAACAACTTTAACTGAATTAGCTGTTCGTAATGGTACTGACACAGGTAATTTAACTTACACCATCACGGACGATAACTGGCAGATTAGCGGTATGCCTTATGACACTGGAGCAACTCCTTCAGGTCATGCTATCTTAGCTCAAGCTGGTCATCCTCTTTTAGTTTATCATAAGTTAGGTGCTACAGCTCATGCTCACACAGGTGCTTATGGTTTACAGCGATTAGGTGATATTGCCACTAATTTACCAGGTTCTTACAGCGTTACTAGCTTTACTCCAAACATTGCTATGACAGCGTTTGGTCGTTCTTGGGTAGCAGACATTGCTAACGATAGACAAACTGTGTATTTCAGTGACTTATTAAACCCTGCTGAATGGAAGACAGGAACTGCAGGTTATTTAAACATTAGTGAAGTTGTTCCTAATAACGACCCTATTGTTGCTTTAGCTTCTCACAATGGATTCTTAATTATATTCTGTGAAAAGCATATTGTTGTTTACAAAAACCCTGTAGACCCATCAGCTTTGGTATTAGAAGATGTTATTACTGGTATTGGTTGCATTGCTAGAGACTCTGTAGCTTCTATTGGTACAGACTTAATGTTCTTGTCTGCTACTGGTGTACAGTCTTTACAACGAGTTGTACAAGAAAAGTCACTACCGTTTAGAGATGTGTCTAAGAATGTACGAGATGAGTTATTGTCTAATGTGTCGTCTGAAACATTAAAGAACATTAAAGCAACTTACTTCTCAACAGAAGCTTTTTACTTATTAGCATTACCGTCTACTGGTTTTACTTATTGCTTTGATACAAGAGGTGTGCTAGAGAACGGTGCAGCAAGAACAACTGTTTGGAAGCAGATTGAACCTACAGCATTTTGTGTAACACAAGATAGGCAGTTGTATATTGGTAAAAAGGGTTACATCGGTAAGTATGATTTATATGAAGATGATGGTGCTACCTATCGTATGTCTTACTTTACTAACTACTTTGACTTTGGTTCAGCAACTACTAACAAGATTCTAAAGCGTATCAATGTGACTGCTATCGGTGGTTCAGCACAGCCTATCGCTGTTAAGTGGGGTTATGACTACACTCGTAACTATTTCTCTCGTGGTATTATATTACAGCGAGTCGAAGTATGGGAATACGGAACAGCTGAGTACAACATTGCTACTTACACTAACGGTATTGCTTTGGACATTGCTAACATCCCAGCGTCAGGTTCAGGCACTGTTATGCAGATTGGTTTTGAATCAGACATTGATGGCACACCGTTATCGATACAGAAAATTGATTTCTTCCTTAAACAAGGTAAAACACTATGAGTAATTATACAAAGGCAACGAACTTTGCCACTAAAGACACACTATCAACAGGTGATGCTAACAAGATTGTTAAAGGCACTGAGATAGATAACGAATTTAACTCTATTTCAGGTGCTATCAGTTCTAAAGCTGATTTAGCTTCACCTACATTCACAGGAACTCCTGCAGGTCCTACAGCTACTGCTGGTTCTAATACTACTCAGATTGCCACCACAGCTTTTGTTACAGCTGCCTTATCTGCTGTTTATCCTGTTGGTTCTATTTATATCAACGCTACTAGCTCTAGCAACCCTTCGTCTTTGTTAGGCTTTGGTACTTGGACTGCGTTTGGTGCTGGTCGTGTCATGGTTGGTTTAGATGGCTCTGATGCAGACTTTGACACAGCAGAAGAAACTGGCGGTGCTAAGACTGTAACTCCTTCAGCTTCTATTAGTGGTACTGTAGGTGGTACATCTCTTACTGAAGCTCAGATGCCTAAGCATCACCACGCAATGCTAGGTCCGAACAGTATTGACAGTGTACCTAACGGAGAAAACACCAATGTGGGTATGTCTTATTCTGGCGGTACGGATGATGACCCTGTATTTAGATATAATACATATTCAGTAGGCGGTAACGCTGCTTCTGGTGGAACTGGTACAGGAACATCTAACGGTGATTCTCATACTCACTCATTCTCAGGTTCAGTAACTGGTTCTGCTACAAGTGTAGTTCAGCCATACATCGTGGTAAGAATGTGGAAACGCACAGCGTAAAGACACCAGTAGTACAGCGTAGCGACTATGTAATGTATTTAGAGTTCTTCGCAGGTATGCACTGGTTTCACACGGATGTCTTTAACTGGACACCAAAAGTAAAGAAGAAGTATTTAGAAGATTTAAATTTATTACAGTATCTTGTTGGAACTCCGTTAGTAGCCCTTGTAGAAGAGGATAACACTAAGTTAGCGAAGTTTGGACAAAGTACTGGTTGGGTGTTATTAGAGCCGTATAGACTTAACAACGGTAAACAAGCAAATATTTATACTTGGAGTAAATAATGGGTGATATAGTCGGTCCAGTTCTTGGATACATGGGAGCTAAAAAGCAAGCATCGGCAACAACAGATGCAGCCAGAATGCAATCTGATGCTGCTCGTGAAGCAGCGGAGATGGCTCGCTTTCGTCCTGTAGGAATCACTACAGGCTTTGGCTCATCTCAGTTTACAACTGATGCTGAAGGCAATGTGAGTGGGGCTGGTTATCAGCTAACACCTGAGCTACAGTCAATTAGGGACAGATTGATGTCTCAAGCTGGTGCTTACGACCCTACTCAGATAGCACAGCAAGCACAGGCTTTAGGCACTGGTGCAGGTTCGCTATTTGGAGCTGCTCAAGGCTATTTGTCTGAGTCTCCTGAAATAGCTCGTCAGCGTTACATCAGTCAGCAACAAGGTCTGTTAGCACCAATGAATGAACAGAACTTAGCTGGTATCCGTAACCGTTTATTCCAGACAGGTCGTACAGGTTTAGCCACTGGCGGTACAATGGCTGGTGGAATGCAAGCGACTAACCCAGAGTTGGCTGCTTACTACAATGCTTTAGCACAACAACAATCTCAACTAGCTGCAGGTGCTGACCAAGCTGCACAGCAACAACAAGTGTTTGGTGCTGGTTTGTTCGGTCAAGGTGCTGGTTTATTAGGACAACAATCAGCATTAACAGCAGGTGCTTACGCTCCATTACAGACTCAATTAGGTCTAGCTGGTTCTACAGAACAGTTAGGACAACAAGCATTAGAGTTAGGCTCTGCTCTAGGCGGTCGTCAAGCTCAAGCTGGTGCTGCTGCTGGTAACTTGTTAAATACAGGAAGTATTTATGCTGGTAAAACACTAGCTGGTATTACAGACCCTAATGCAGCTTTGTTAGGCTCTTTAGGTAGACAGCTTGGCTCATCTAATTTTGCATCAACACCGTCTTCTAATTGGTTTGATAACTTAATTGGTAATCCTGCTACAGCTTCTCAATACGGCACTGACAGAGGCTCTCAACAAACAAGAATGTTAGCTGCACAAGACTACGGATTTTAAGGAGTAATTATGGCTGAAAGAGATATTGTAGGCGGTATGTTCGGGATTACTCCTGAGATGTATCAACAAAACTTAGCTGCTAGAAACACAGCTACTAATGCTCAACTAGCACAGTTATCACCAGGACAGTTAGCTGGCTTCTATGCTATGGAGGCTGGTACTGGTTTAGGTCGTGCAACACAGGGTTTATTAGGTGTTGAAGACCCTGAGTTGATGAAGATTCGTAATGTACAGCAGATGCGTACACAGTTTGATACAAGCTCTGCAGCAGGATTAAGAGCTTTTGCTCGTAGTTTGGCTGAGAAAGGCTATACTGATTTAGCTATTCAAGCCACTGCTAAAGCAGACGGAATGGCTAAAGCTTTATTAGACCAAAGCAAGACAGCTGAAGAAACTCGTCTTCTTGGTCGTGAGATTAAAGAAATTGGTGTTCCTGGTAATCCTGAAATGGTTATTAAAGCAGCTGTTAATAAAGATGGTCAGATTATTGGTTACATCGGACAACCTTACAGTAGATTCACAAGTAAAACAAATGTAAATGTAGACACAGCAGGTGAGTCTGAGTTTGTTAAAAAACTTGCTGGGCTAGATGCAAAAACTGTTAAAGACGCAATGGACACAAGAACAGATGCTATTAACTCTTTAAAGAACCTTAACACTTTATCAACATTAAATGACCAAGAGTTAATTAGCGGTACTTATGCTTCAGGTCGTGTAGGTGCTGCTAACTTATTTAATACCCTTGGTTTAGCTACTAAAGAAGACGCAGCTAGACTTGCTACTTCTGAACAGTTCCAAAAAATAGGTAAAGATTTAATTCTACAAACATTGGGCGGTAAGCTAGGTGCTGGCTTCTCTAACGAAGACCGTAAGTTTATTGAAGGACTTATTCCTAGTTTAGAAAACAGTCCTGATGCTCGTAGAAAGTTGATTAACTTTATGCAGACTAAATTTGGTAATATTGTTACTGAAGTTAATAACCTTGAAACCTATGCTCGTGAAAAGAAAGGTTTGGGCGGTTATAAATATAGCACACCTTTACCATCGTCTTCAGTTGCTCCTGGCGGTGCTGGTAAACCAACTAAGGCTGAGCTTGAAGCAGAGGCTGCAAAAAGAGGGATAAAACTATAATGGCGACAGAACCTAAACAATTGAAAGATATGTCTGATGACGAACTCAGACAGTATTACAGAAGCGGTGTAGGTTATGCGGACAATAAATCTGTTTTAGATGCCTCTGAAACATCGTTTAAAGACATAGCAACTAATACTTTAGAGTCTATTTCTAAAGGCTCTGCTAAAGGTATTCTTGACTTAGTTGGTGGATGGGAAGCTTTATACAACTACTTAGATGCAGGTAAAGATGCAAGTGCATTTAAACCAACACGCATACTAGGAGCAGTTAAGAATTTAACTGGTGTTGACTTAGAAAACGCACCTTACAGAACACCTTATAACATTTCTGCAGCAGGTGCTCCAGCAGCTCTGTCAACGATGGTTGGTGTTCCTGGTTTGTTTACAGTTCCTCAAGCAGCTTCTACAGCTCAAAGACTTATTCCAGCAGCTAAAGAGTTTGCCGTTTCAGGTACAGTAGGTGCAACAGCTCCGTTTATTACAGAATCTGGGTTAGGTCAAGTTGCTATTGGAATGACACCTTACGCTCTTAAAGGCGGTTATACATCTTTACAAAGTTCCGCAATGCGTCCACAAGGAGCATTCCCTCCAGTAGCTGAAACAAGAGGTTTGTTATCTGTTGGTCCTATGACCCCTGGTGAACTAACAGGTTCAAGACAGCAGTTAGCAACAGAATCAAGGGTTGCTGCTTCACCTAGAGCACAAGAGGTATTGCCTTTTAGACAAGAACAGGCTCAATCAGTCAGCAATTATTTAGATAATCTATTTACAAGAGCTTCTAGCAAAGCAGTTGACTCAGACACACTTACAACAAGTGTTGTTAATTCATTTAAAAACTATGGTAAATCATTGTCTACAACTCTTCGCTCAGACGCTGCAAAAGACTTTAGAGCAGCAAAAGCTGCTGGCGGTAAAGTAGATACATCTCCAATTATTGCAACAGTACAACAGAGATTAGCTGGTATTTCTCCTGAGACTCCTGGATTTGAAGGATTGCGTAGTTCTTTAAGTCGTATTATTGAAGAATATGCAATACCTGCTATCCCTGAAAAAACAACAGCAAGTGCTATTGTTTCTGAAAGTGGACAACCAGTAGCAACTACTGTTACACCTGGGACACCTGCACAGGCTTTATCGATTGACATTGATAGACTTCAAAAGAATTTGTCTGCGTGGGGAGAGGCTGCTTATTCAGGTAAAGCGGACTTTGGTAAAGGTAACATATTTGAAGGAGTTGCTCCTGGACAAGCAAAAGGTATTGCTCTTGATGTTTTAAAAGGATTTAGAACATCACTTGATAATGCCATTGCTGATGGTGTTCCTGGTGCTGATAAACTTAAAATAGCCCGTGATAGGTTTTCAGCAAATATTGATAAAATTTCTGAGTTTTCTGACCGTCCGTTAACACGAGTTTTTGATGTTGATAGCCCGTCACAGTTAGTTCCTGAGAAAGAAGCGGTTAGATTAAAAAATTTACCTCCATCACAAAGAGCTGTTTTAATCGAAGTTATGGGTAACACTCCTGAAGGAGCTGCTGCTTTAGATACAATTAGACGAATGAAATTTAATGAAGTATTGTCTAAAAGTGAAGCAACAGGGGCAGCTCAAAACGCACCTGAGTTCAATATTGATGTTGCTTTAAAAGAATTAAATAAGAAAGACGGTGAGTTTGGATTCTTGTTTCAACAAACAAGTGACTTAAACGATGCTAGATTAGTAACAAATTACATGAAGCGAGTGTTACAGTCAGAGACTGGCGGAGCTGCAGCAGGTATGGCAGGTTCTACTGCTTATGCTTTAACAAAAGCAGGTGGCGGTAATACTCAATTAGCTAACGCTTCTAAAGAACTCACAGATGTGTTAAGAGATAAAATAACAAACCCTGAAGTGTTTTCTAGAATATTATTTGACACGAATTCTAAAGATGCTTTAATCGCTCTTGCAAAAGGTAAAACAACTCTTGAAAAAGTAAACTCAGCAATTACAGCAATAGGTAAAGTTGGTGGTATTACAGCTGTTCGTGGTGGTCCTATGTTGTCTCCTGAGTATGCTCCTGGAGAAGCTGTTAATGCTCCTAATGTACCTGCAGGTGTTGAAGGAATGTCTGATGAAGAGCTTAGAAGAGCATACGAAGAATGAAGACTATGCTATACCTTTGGATAGGGTTAGTCCTTATCTGTGTAAGCTATGTCCCAGTACACGCACAGACGATAGTTACTGATTCTACTTCTAATAGTAAGACCAAGGTAGAGTCGCCTCCTCCTTCAGCTATCTCACCGTCTATTACAACCATCAATAACAAGATGTGTAGTAGCGGTGTGGCTGCAGCGGTACAGACTCAAATCTTTGGTATTTCGATGGGAACTACTGTCAGAGATTCTAACTGTGAAATGATTATCAAGGCTGAGTCACTGTTCAATATGCAGATGAAGACTGCTGCGGTGTCAGTGATGTGTCAAGATGCTGCTATTTGGTGGGCTATGTGGGACGCTGGTACATTCTGTCCAATAGAAGGTAAAGTAGGTGTTGAAGCTAAGAACTATTGGCTAAACAACGAAGCATTGATTCCTACTCGTCCTAAGATAAGATGAAATGGTTGGTAGCCTTTCTAGCCTGTATTGGCATAGCACAGGCTCAAGTTATACAGCATCAAATCAGTGATGATGGCTACGCTAGAGTTCCACTACAGTTTGCTTTTCCTTACTACGGTCGTGTGTTCACTGAATCTTATATGTTCAGTAACGGTGTTGTTGGTTTCCTCAATCCGACAAATCACTTCTGTTGTTCAGGATATGACATAACACAGCCTAATCATCCGTTTAGCTTTGCTATTATGCCACTGCAGACGGACTTGATTAACTACGGTCAAGGTAGGTTCTTAACTGAAGGAACTGCACAGTATCAGCGGTACAAGTGGGAAAACATCAGTGAGTACGGTAGTCCAGGTAACTTAAACACCTTTGGTGTAGAGATTAGACCTAGTGGCTTTATTGGTATGCACTATGAACAAATCAATATCGACCCTAGTAGACCTGTAACAATGGGCATGACTGGAGATAGTTCACTGAACCAGTACACCTTGCACTACAGTGGTGCAGGGTTTAATAGAACAGAAAATGTGTCGTATATTACACATTCTACTGGGGATATATGCTTAACAGACCCTCTGTTTAGTCCTAGCTGTGCAGGGTATGCTCAAGCTTATTTAACACAACAATGTGGATTAAATGCTCTCTATGACCCAAGCTGTCCAGGATACACTCAAGCTTATTACAATCAACAATGCAGCACTAACCCGTTGTATGACAGAGGATGTAGTGGATACGCAGAAGCTTATGCACTTGCTAACATTGTGTCAACACCAAGGACAGTTGTTTCAGCACCAGTACTTCAAGTCAGTACAACAGGCACAGTTAGCGTTGAAACTCCTATCGTGTCTGACACAGTTGTCAACGAAGTCATAACGAGACCAGTCAATGCTACCGCATCAGTTCAACAGAATAATACGCAAACTGCAACTCAAACTGCCCAAGCAGAACCAAAGTCGGAGAAGAAGACGGAAGCTAAACCAGTGGCAAAGCAGAACAGAAATGAAGTTAAGAATGAAGTCACGCAGACAGCACCAGTGATGGTGGATGTTCCTGTGCAGACACAGCCATTGATGATTGTCGATATGCTGTTTAGGAATATGGTTAAGAAACCAATACAAGATAATAACAGGAGCTACTATGCTCTGATAATGGGTAGTCAGAAAACACACGAGGAGATGGTAGATGAGCAGTACAGAAAAAGAGATTAGCGTAGCTGGCTTCAGCTTTAAACTCACTAACAAACTCATGGTGATGGTTATCGCTATTGCTCCAGTTGTTGGCGGTGCTTTCTGGGGTGCTTTTGAAGTCTACAATGACTACATGTCTATGCGTTCTGCCATCAAGAGCTATGTCAGCCCAGACTTTACTGACTACGATAAGAAGATAGCTCTATTAGAAGAGTCTACAGCTAAAGTGAACGACTACACCAGAGACATCAAGAATGACATCAAGAACGATGTGCGTCGCCTAGAGAAGGTAGTAGAGCAGGTTGAGAGAGACGGTAAGCAGTTGTCTCGTGATGTTGACAAAGACCTTCGTGAGATGCGTAGAGAGACTGACAGCAAGATTAAAAGAGCTTTAGATAACCCATTGGCAAACAAGGAGTAAGTATGTTTTCATTAATTTCAACACTAGGTGGATTGTTAGTCTCAGGACTACCTAGTCTACTAGGTTTCTTCCAAGACAAGTCTGACAAGAAACATGAGTTAGAACTAGCTCAGATGCAGACTGACAGAGAGCTACAGATGATGGAGCGAGGGTTCATTGCTCAAGCCAAGGTAGAAGAGATTCGTACAGACCAAATCATGATGGAAACTGACTCTGAGATGACCAAGGCTGCCTATGCACACGATGCTAAGGTGCTTGAGAGAGCGTCTCCTTGGGCTTCTACATTCGTTGCTACTGTTCGCCCTGTAGTGACTTACTTGTTTGTGGCTGAGTTGTTCATCATCAATATCGGTATTGGTTGGTATCTATTCACTCACGGTACTTTGATTACAAGCGTTGATGACTTCCTTAGAGCCACTGACATGATATTCAGTGAAGATGAGATGGCGATGCTTGGAGCTATCATCGGCTACTGGTTCGGTTCTAGAGGCTGGTCTAAGAAATGAAAGTAAGTCAAAAGTGTATAGAACAGATTAAGAAAGATGAGGGTGTCCGTAACAAGCCTTATCAATGTCCTGCACTTTTATGGACGGTTGGGGTTGGTCATGTTATTGACCCCCATCACGCTAAAGTTCCAATGGCTGATAGAAAAGCACTCCCTATTCCTGCAGGTTGGGATAGGATTCTAACTTCAATAGAGATAGACGACATCCTTCGTACAGACCTCAATAGGTTTGAAGCTGGTGTCTTGCGTCTGATTAAAGTACCATTGACTCAAGGACAGTTTGATGCCTTGGTGAGCTTTAGCTTTAATGTAGGCTTAGGTAACTTACAGAACTCTACATTGCGTATGAAGGTCAATAGAGGCGAATACGAGGCTGCCGCAGAGCAGTTCCTAGTCTGGACCAAGGCTGGTGGTAAAGTTCTTAAAGGCTTAGTTATTAGACGAACCCACGAAAAAGAGATGTTCGAGTCTTAATATTACCGTTCGGGAAAGATTGCTTAATTATTGAGCAAATAACAGCTTTTATTACCGTTCGGGAAAGTTTATGCAAATCCTCTTTTGAAAAGTGGAATTACATGAAAACCAATAAAAATATCCTTATAAATCAGTAAACCGATTAACTGTGTAAAAAAAGACAGCCCCGAAGGGCTGCCATAAAGGTCTCGGAAGGAGACTACACAAGGAAACTATTTAACAGGCTTGTAGGACTTTAACGCTTCTCTAAGAACATCGTTAATACCCCTACTGAGTAGAAACTCTTTAGCCTCTTCATCAAGCTCTAGTTCAATAATAGCCGAACCATCCGCTTCTTCAATAAGTTTTAATAAGTCTATCTTCATTTTACTGGACAAGCTCCTGAAGCACACTCATCACCGCCATCGAAAGATGCTTCATCAATCTTAGTGATTAGTTTAGTTTTAGATACCAACTCATCATAAGCTTCTTTTGTTATCTCTTCATAAGGGGCTTGTTTAAAGCCATGCTCACTGTGTAACAAGAAAGACAAAGACTTATGATTGTTCTTGTAGTTCTTAGCTAGATACTTTTTAATTTCAGGTAACTCTTCTTTACGGTAGTAAACAGTACAAGACACAGAGTTATCACTCCAAACTTCCTGTAACCATTTAACTGTCTCTAACTGAGAGATAGCTGTCATTTCACTAGCTAAAACAGTTCCTTCTGGATAGGCAAAAGGGAAAGACACGACAACAGTGCTGTGGTCTTCAGAGCCATCAAAGTTCTGCTGATACTCTACAGGATAGCCATGCTCACGACATACATTAACCAACGAATGGTCGGCTGAGATGCGGATACGACGAATCATGTACTGAGCGTAAGCAGGATGACAACCTGGAGTAACACCTGGCAACAAAGACAATGTACCACTAGGCTTAACAGTTGTAATCTTTACTGATGTCGGGAAGCCGTGCTCTTCGCTATACTTATTGTCAAAGTAACGAAGTTGTGTATAAGCAGGTCTTAACCAAGCTTTTTGTTCTTCGCTTGCTTGTAGTACACCTGTAACTCCAATACCCATCCGCATATTCTTATGGACAATATCAGCTGTCTCATCTAAGTGACAAGGTAGAGCTAAAGAGTGCTTGTTGATGCGGTATAGCAACTGACAGATGTCTACAAACTCTTCGTATGTTGACACATTAGGAAGCCATACTTCAGCCAGACAGCAAGTCTCATAAGCAGCTAGTGATTGTTCTGCACATGGGTTGTAACCTTGAACATCAGGGTCTGGATACTGTGTCTCACCTAAACGACCCATCTTACGACTTAGTTTAAGATTGATTAAACCGTAGGGTTCTCCCTTACCTTCATAACCATCCCAGAAGTACTCGTGCAAGTCTTTGATGTCGTTACACACTACTGAGTTGTTAGACATCGCTCTCCATGATGGAATGTTACCCATGTCCCAACGCTTTGCTAACAAGTATTCAACATCGTCAGCATCACCAATAGCAATCTGTGCAGAGCGACGCACATTACCAGCCACGACAACAGCACCAATAATGTTCATAATATCTAAGCAGTCAATAGGGCGGAGATTACGACCAACTCTCTTCTCTAACACTTCACTAATCTTATTAATACCCCAGCATAGGTCTTCTGGACCACTAGCTGTACCACCAAAGCCTTTGATTGGAGCACCCTTACCACGGATGTTCATTGTAGAGAAAGAGAATGTACTCTTCTTGTCGCTTAGAAAAGCTGCTTTAAGCGTTTTACCGAGAAGTGCAACCCATCCCTCCCTAGAATCAGGAACAATAAAATCAGCATCGGCAACATCAAGGCGAGTCGGAGCAGAAAAGCTGGGATTAACAATAGGTAATTTATCAACATTAACTTTCTGAATATTATAACCAACACCAGAGCCAAGCATTAACATATCCATCGCCCATGTGAAAGGACGAACAGGCTCATTGATAACAGTAAAAGCACAGTTTTGAAGACTGGCTAGACCTAACTTGTCTACAGTACCTGTCCCCATTTGCCAAAGAAATCGACCAGCAACAGTGCCTTTCAATTCCATTAAGTATTTTTTCAATCTTTCATTTTCTTCTTGTGTAAAACCAACATTCAACTGCTTGTTCGCTGATGTGATTACACGATTCACTGTGTCTTCAAACTCTTCTGTAGGGCTATTAATATCTGCTTCGTTCATACGACGAGCATAAGTTCTTTTATAAGTAATGTACCCAACGGTACTAAACGGTGTCTTGTGTTCCATGTATTATCTAACTTCCTTCTCCAGTTTATCGGCATTCTCTTCAATTCGGTCAGAGAACAGTTCTACAATGTCTTCGCTTGTGATGTTCAACAGCTCCAACAAGGTTATCTCATCAAGCTCTATAAGTCGCTCTTTAATCTCGTGCAGTAATAACGGCATCTTTTTCTTTCTTGATGAGGTATTCTAAATAGTGCTTGGCTTTTTCTAGGTCTTCCACACCATTCTTATATTTATAGCGTAACAAGTATTTTAACACATTTCCAGAATAATAGCACAGCTCCCATTCGTCAATGATTTCCCACGGTTGAATTGCTCGTTTGTAATGGTCTCCAGCTACTTGACGAGACATAACATCACCTGCGTCTTCACTACCTTCAGCATAGGCTTTATAGACCTTCTTAGTGTTCTCAGCCCATGCTTCGTAAGTATCTCCTAGGTTAGGCATCGCTACTGGTGATGAATACATATTATGGTTTCCGCTCATTAAGCAACCCCTTTGATTTTAATACCTTTTTTAACCGCTGTAGTCCCTTGACTCCACGAACCGCAATCACGGCATTGATACCTCTGGTATGTTCCTGTTGTTGCCAAAGAGAATCCACGCTTCTGTATCTTCGACGAAGCACAGCTTGGGCATACATGATTGTCCGTATTAAGATTGTGATTTGGAAGCGATTTAATCCAAGGAAGAAGCTTATAGTAAAGCTTTTCCAATAAGATGACATCCTGGATGTTGTACTTTTCCATACGACTCCAAGCTGCGTTATCTTTGTCCATACACTTAAGCCAGAGTTCAAATCCTTCATGTTCTACTTTCTTTCCTAATCCTAGTTGCTGTGAGACATAATCTAGTTTGTTAGAAGTAAACCTAAAGTTGCTCCTAACAGTACGCAGTAAGTCAATCTTCTTAGAAGGAGATGGTGGATTAAGATTATGTAAGAGAAATTCCTTGTTGAGAATAGGTAGGTCGAACTTATTGCCATTATAAGTAACAAGACCGTCTGCTTGGTCGATAAGTCCATGTATACCTTTCAGCATCTTCTTACGAGATGATTTATGGATTGAGTCAAACACAACTTCTTTATCACCGAGCCACTTGGCACAGTAACAAAGAACTTGCGATGAATCTATCATTTGATTGATGCCGATGTTCTGGTCGAATAAACCCCACACATAGGCGGAGTTTGGACTTGTTTCAATGTCAAGCAATAAGATTCTCATTTAACTTTCTTCTCCCATTGATAGACAAACCAAGGACCTACAACTTCTAGGGCATCAACGACTTTCTGAAACTGTTCTAAGTCTTCCTGTCCCCAGGTCTTTTCTTTAATGTCTTTCTTTAGTGCCTTTGCTGTACCAATAAGACGAGCTGCAACAATCTCATCACAAAAGTCATTGTCAACATCTATTTTAACTTCATTCATAATTTACCCCGCCATCATGTCAAATAATACTTCAGCATCAATCACCGCTAACGGTGCTCTGCCATTCTGTTTAATAATCACGATTGGTTCGTACTTACCGTGGGACTTTGCTTGGTCGTAGTAGTTGTAAACCGCTACCTTAGCTAAAGACTTGCATTCAAACACTGCTGGTATTTCTTCCTTAGCTGCTTGAGACATCACGACATCTTCACCGTGAGAACCCATTGGACAGCTTCTAAGGTCAAGCTCTGTTAACTGTGGATACCTTTCTAACAGTTGCTTTACGACCCATTTTTGTAAGTTTCGTCCTTTCGACTTTGCTGATTGTGTCTTCACGAGCTAGTACCTTTCTGTTTTTAATCCATGCTTTCGGAATGTGCATTCTTGCGTTGGTTTGGTCAACAGACCATGTAGAAGCTAAACAGAGTGCTTCATCTGTTTCGTCAACTAAATAACCCACAGTGATGCAATGGTGTATCTCTGCCTTTGTCTTAGATTCCCAACCGACATCAGCAACAGCATCAATCCACGACACCTGAATTATCTTTGGGGAGGCTGCCATACATCTCCTTCTTTCCGCTGTAGGTACAGCAATTGTCCGTTCTCTAACACTCTCACAGTGTCTCCATCGTAGGCTTTTAGCACTGCATCGTACAGTTCTTCAACAGTTGTGCAGTCTTTGAGTAGCTTAGTCCCTTTAGCAGGACCAATACCTTTCAGACCTTCAATGTTGTCAACTCTGTCGCCAGTAAGAATTTGTAGGTAGAAGCTGTGCCAACCAGCGAATTCAGAGACATAATACTTCTCTTTCTTTCGATAGTTGTAATGATGCCCTCGGAACTGATTAAGGTCTTTGTCGATGTGTACCATGATTGAGTCATGCTCATCGAGAGCGTAAGCAGCAATACCGACAGCATCGTCAGCTTCTATACCTTCGGTGACTACAAACTCCCAGTCGTTCACTAAGTGGTCTCTGAGAGCTTGTAGGTGTACAGGTTTTTCTGTTGGTCGAGTTCCTTTATATGGAGCTGTGACTGCGATGTCGTTGCGGAAGTTACCCTTTCCAGTAAGGAATCCCTTATAGTCATCACACTCTAAATCCATGCAAAGCTCTACCACTGTTGCTTCTAACCTAGACACCGCTAACGCTTCGTCTACATCGTTGCTAGAAAAGCCAACGGCATAGCACAAAGAGTCAGCGTCGATTAAAGCAGTTATCACAGAATATCGTCATCCATGTCGGCTGTTGCTACACCTTCAGGATTGTATTCCTTTAGGTCAGTAATAACAATCTTCATCAATGATGGGCTGATACCCTTCTTGTTCATGAACTTCCACTCATAAGCAGAAACCATTGCTGTTGCTTTAGAGTTGTTAGCCACGATTGCAGTGATGTGGTTACCTGAAGAGTCTTGTGGACGAATAGGGTTCACAGACTTGCAAGTGATGTAGTTACCTTGCTCAGGCTTCTTAGGGTTGTTGTTGACAGCGATGCCCATTGCTTCCAATGCTGCTACTGCGTCATCAGATAGGTTGCAAAGGTCTACTTGGTATTTTTGACTAAGGTCATTAATCTTGTCAAAGTATGCCCAGAAGATATCGGCTTTTAGTTTAACTGGTGTACTCATTTATTACTCCTTTAAAAATGTTGCTGTTACTGATTATAGTGGGTTGTCAAGCTTTGTCAAACATTTGTGTTTCATCATGTGAAATAGTTAGTGAACCTTTCGTGGCACACCTTCTTCGTATTCATCAAGACCTTCTAGTGTACCGTCTTCTAAGTCTTGGACACAGTCGATAAGCAATTGAAAGGACTCGTCTAAACTCATTGATGTCTCAATAGAATAGGTGTTGTCGGTAAAGGCACGAAGAACCACCATGCCGTATAGATTCTCGTCAGGGTCTTTATTGTCTGGCATCAATGAGTATCTCTCCATGTTGTTCCAATCTGATATGCCCCATCTAGAGGACAACGAAGATTGAAGTTTAGTCCTGCTTGCTTAATTGCTTCTTTACCTAATTGCCCGACTTTCTCAGCGTCGGCTTCTCGGCATTCTATCTGAAATTCGTCGTGAACATTTGCCTTAAACTCGTGCCATATCTTCTGTCTCGTTAGTTCTTTCTTAAAGACAACAAGAGCTTCTTTCATGATGATAGCACCCGCACTTTGCAATAGCGTGTTGAGCGACGAGTGCTCGGAACGCACGAGTAGCTTGCGTCCGTCCAAACCTGGAAGCCACCCTTTTGTAGAGTAGATACGAGTAATCTTGTCACGAAGCTTTCGTAGCTTCGGGGTGTTGCGTAGAAACAGATTAATGAGGTGTTGTCCTTTGGTCGATGAACCACCAACAATCGCCCCGATTTTTGAAGCCCCTGCTCCGTAACAGAAGGCATAAAAAAATGTTTTAGCCTTATTTCTTTTCGCTTCATGCTCCTCATTGGTTTTATCTCTCTTAGTCCCTGGAGGGAAACCGCCAAGTGCGATAGTGTTCGTCCAGTGAATATCACCTTGAATAATTTCATTTGTATACGCATCGTCTCCAATATAGTGAGCCAACATCCTTAACTCCAATCCTGAAGCATCAATGCCAACTAATCTATTGCCTTTCTCTACTATCCATAGGTTTCTACACTCAGGTCCATAGACAGCACCGCTGTTAGGAATCTGTGCCATGTTAGGACTCATGTGCGTCATACGACCAGTCACTGCACCGTTGGTGATGACACGACCATGAACCCTGCCGTCTGATTTAACTGCTTCTAGCCACGATTCTATCTGTCCTATCCGCTTCTGTAGCATCAAGTATTCTGCTATGGCTTTCGCTTCTGGGATGTCGATGCCTTCGAGCGTGGTTTCGTCGACGATGACACTGCCTTTTTCGGTGTGCTTCTGGGGTTTCCAGCCTTTTTCTTGGAGACGCTCTGCGATTTGCTGACGGCTGCCTGGGTTGAAGGGTGTGACGATGTCGTTGAGCTTTCTTCCGTTTTTAGCGACTCGATTGGACTCGACCTTCGCAGGAAATATGCTTTGTAACGCAACTGTGTGAGCTTCCAACTTAGCCTTAAGACTGCATAGAAGTTCCATAGCTCCTCTTTCATCGAGCTTAAAGCCGTTTCGTTCTTGTTCCGCAATGATGATTGCGACTTGGTGTTCGAGTTCGATACTCTTTTTCGAGTAATCATTTTCCATTTCCCTTTCTAGGTGTTTATAAAGCTGTGCAGTGACTAAGGTGTCTCTAACACAGTAGTGGTGTAACAACGACATGATAGGTTCATCAAAAGGTAAGTTTTGATTGTCTTTGTCCATGAATGTGTTTGTCATCCAAGACCAGATTTGTTTATATGGGGCTTTGTAATAGCCAAGTCTTTGACCCCAAGCTTCTAACGAATGACCATCTTCAATAGAAGGATTGTACAGCCTAGACAACACAAGCGTGTCAAAGACCTGTGACTTCTTTGCCTGTATTTTCCATATTTTCTTTAATACAGGGAAATCAAAGAAGATTCCGTTGTGTGCGATGATTTTCTCGACTGAGTCTAGGTATTGCTGTAAGTTGTTTGGCTGTGTGAATGTTGACACAATGTCGGTGTCTAAGTCACGACAAACCACACACCATATCTTATCGTGTGCAGAGTTAGTTTCAATGTCTAAGATGATTCGCATTAGATGAGTGTAACCAAGTCTGTCAACTTAATCAAGTATAACTTTGATGTCATGTCATCACCGCCACGAACAGACCGTGGTTTCTGCTTTGCAATGTACTTACGCAGTGTGCTCACTTTGATAAGAAAAGATAAGACAATGTCGTCGCCCATAGCAAGATTGTGAAGCCAGTAATCAGCGTCAGTAGTAACAATTCCAGAGGGCTTATTTCTGGACTCGTATTCAATGACAATGTTACCTGTCGTCTTCCACTTGTCTTTCTCTGTTTTGACCTCAATCTTACTTTGTCCGAGAATCTCTGCAACTTTGTGTTCAAACACTTTCCCATAAGCTAAGTCCAAATCAAATCGTTTATCATTATTCATAAGCATAGTTTAACTAAGCCTCCTAGATACATTAACACAGCAACTGCTTCGACAACAAACAAAGCATAGTCTTTCTGTTGCACACCAGACCAAGCCCACAGACCGCTACCGACCAAACCAAACCACAGGTTCAATGGGTAAATGTTCAGACTGGTTAATGCTATACCAATCAGACATAAGCCTGTGCCTGTCCATTTCATGCGGTTTTACACATATATTTATCTAAAAACTCAACAATTCCATTACTATGATAGTGTTTATCGGGTCTTTTACCATAATAATACATACCCCATTGTCCAGTAGTGTAAAAATATTGATACTGTTTGCCGTTGTTGGGATGATACACTCTAAACATTTTAGCCGTGTCTTGAAACACAAAAGCTATACCACGTTCATTTAGGACATCAGCAACATACTCCGCAGTTTCGTTTGTTTGTTTACGAAGTTTTGCTGTTCCGTCTTTTTTCTTGCCAGCGTAATACCATTCTGTTTGTGGAACAGGTGTTTTTGACTGAATTGAATTAGACACAATATTCTCCATATTATTTCTTCTTAACTGCTTTCTTAATCTTTAAGTCTTTTTTCGTTTCTTCGACTGCCTTGAGTATAGGGCTTTCTACTCGTGGTTCGTTAAAGAGATGAGCAAACAAGTCCTGTATCTCTGGCTCTGTCAAGATAATTGACTTACCGTTGTTAAAGTGAACTTCTCTTTCGATAACCCAGGTGATGCTAGAGGGGTTGAAATAGTACTGTCCAATCTTAATCATAATTTAAATACCTTTGTCCAGGCTGCGAAGTGGTGAACTGTGCCTTTAGAATCTTTACAGAAGCTGTACATACCGTCAATGTGGTAGAAAGTAAAGAGGTCGTCAATATCACAGTCGTTATATTCAACAGGAACTTTAATCTCTTCCTCGTGACTAAGTTTAAAGCTGTCGCCTTTGTGCAGTGAATACAATGGCACACACATATCTTCAAGGTCGTGTTCGTTAATCATAGTTTTTCATCCTTTCTAAATTTATCAATAGCTTCATCAAGTAATATACCTGTGAGCCATTCCCAATGATTGCCACGACCATCACAAGCAATCACCGTCGGTGCAACAACATCTTCAGGTAAGTCCCATGCGGAAGTCTTTAGCCAGCGGTAACGCTCTGCATCGTTGAACATCTCAACATTGTCTTGAATGCGGTTGAACACATCTTTGTTAAGACTACGCAATCGCTCAATCTCGTTGCACAATGCAAGAATGTAATTGCGAGTGACGCTGTACTCGTCTGTCTTCGCATACTCTCTAGCTTTTTCTACTAAATCCGATTTCATAACTCCTCCGTTGTTTCCAGCATTCTACCTGTATGGCTCTGATAAAGCAAGTGACCTGCCGCACCAGTGAACCCACTAAAGCGATTCTTTAAGACACGAACATGAGTGGTGTTGCGTTCAATCATGTCTGTAGCCTGTCCATTACGCTCTAATCCTATCACAATGTCGCTAAGTTGTGCAATCGCCCCTGAGCCACGAAGCTGTGCTAATGATGTGGCTGCACCTTCTTCGTGTCCTTTGGCTTCAGGACGCTTTAGGTGTGAGACGCAAATGAGACTGATTCCTGTTTCCTGTACCAACATACGAAGCTTGGTCATGATAGAGTCTAGAGCCTTACGCTCATCACCAACATCGCCACCACTCACGATTATGCTTAAATGGTCGAGGAATATATAGCCACAATTCAATCCTTTCGCCAAGTATCTAACACGATTGATGATATTTTCCAAACTAGTAGAACCAAAATGGTCAAACAAATAAAGTCTATCAGTACCCAATGTCCTATCGAAAGCATCTTTTAACTCCTCTGGTGTTACCTCAACATCTGGTAAATGAATCGGTCTGTTGACTGCTAACGACATGAGTGAACGAGCAGTCTTACGCACTCCTTCCTCAAGAAACATAAGTCCGATGTTGTCAGGTGTTTTATTGAGGATATGCCACACGATTTCTCGTAAAAACTGAGATTTGCCGAGTCCACTTCCCGCTGTAACCATGACAAGCTCACCCTTCCTGATGCCATATGTAAGCTTATTAAGTGCTTCATATGGGTAATCGCAATCAGCTTTCTCAATAGGAGTTGATACAACATCCCATAGCGAATTTCCTTGAATAATCCCATCAGGTATATAAGACTCAGCACTCCACCAAGCATCAACATATTCTTTGCCTGAGTTATTCTTAAGATAGTCAGCCGCATCTTTGTATCCTTTCTTGTGCTTTAACACTTTAACTTTACCACCAAACAGTTCTGCTACTGCTTGGGCTGCTTTCTGTCCAGGCTCATCAGCATCAAAGTCAATGACGACGTTCTCGAATGAGTCAATGTATTCATATTGTGCTTTGCAGTCCTTTAAAGCAGCACTAGCACCGTTGCGGATACTAACCACAGGGTACTTACTGCCTTGCATCTGAAACGATGCCATAGCGTCAATCTCGCCCTCACAGATAGTCAGGAAGCGACCTGCCTTAGCGAAGTTCTGTTGTCCAAACAATGTGGCATCTTTGAACTCACCAGCGATGCTGAACTGCTTATCTGCTACGCTTCTGGTCTTAACCGCTACCATCACACCATCAGCGTCAAAGTAAGGGTAGTAATGCTTATTTCCTAATGGGTCTTGTTTAACACCGTAGCTTAGGCAAGTAGCCTGAGAAAGACCACGATTATTGATAGCATTAGTAGTAGCATTGTCATAGAAATTAATCCTTGTCGTTGGGGTTGTCATTTGTTTACTCTTATCTATTGTTCCATCTTCGTTAGTGTATGTTTCACACTTAAAACACCACTGATGCCCATCGTCATACAAGCCATTGGCATTGGATGAACCGCAATGAGCACAGGGTGTGTGCTTTATAAATTTAGATTCACTCATTTGATATTAAACTTTCTCTTCAATCTTTCAAAGTCTTCACCATCTAGTGTGTCGTATAGAAAGTGCTCAAGTGCTTCCCAACACAGGTAGAAGTGAGCGTCTAAGCCATCATCTTTAATCTTCATGAGTATCTTGTTTGCATCTTTCATTTTCAATCTAGTTGCTTCGTCCATTATTTAATCCTTTTACAGTTAGCTTGGTTCTCTTTACATTCATACTCGCCACAGAAGCCATTACAAGTTTTAAAAGACTCAATGGCATTCGCAGCTTCTTCTAACAGGTCAGCAATGCGGTCTGGTTCGTTATTCTGCACAGATTTACGACTAGGTATCTGTCTGCGTATCTCTGCCCTTTTGCGTAGCCTCTCTACTAAATCATTCATCTACCCACCTCTATTCCTTGTCTAACCCTGTTAGGGAATGTATCTGACAGCCAAAAGCATCTTCGGTCATAGTCCTCGCTGATAGCCCGATAGCCCACCCATGTTATATCCCCTTGCCTATAAGTTGTGCAGTGTGTCATGTTGTCCACATAGTGGTTCAGTGAACCATAAGCAAACCCACCCAGAAAGGATAAGACAAAGCCCATAAGCATTAAGACATCTTTCATACAGGCTCTAAGTTATCCACTTTAGCGTTGATGATAGCGATTAGCTTCTCCATCGTAGGCTCAAAGCCTTCACTAAGACACAAATCAGCCATATCGTGCAGTATGAAGTGATTGTGTGCTTCATGTGCTTCTTGCGGTGTCATATTCATAAACTCAATCATAATTTTCTCCTTATACCATCAATGTTAATAGACAATCCATAAAAGTCAATACCTAAGACAAAAATAAAGTTCTTGACAACAATTACAAACATCGTTATAATGCTCTTCAACACAGTCTTCAATGTAATGCTTTGAAAGTGTATATCTAAGTGGTTGTTGATATAACAAGCGATAAAGACTCTATACAGATGCTATATAGCCCCTAACGGGTGTACACCCTAGTGTTACCTTTCCTTCCAATAGTCATCTAAATCCTCATTGTCATCATAGCCTGATAATTCATCATCTTCCATCAGGTTGTCCGATAGCTCTGTATCAGCCTCTGTCATCAAGTCCGACCGACCAACAACAGGCAATTTATACCCTAAAGAGTTGATACATTCCTGACATAGCTCTAAAAA